CAGAGCTGGAAATGGGAAAAACAATGATTGAAAAATTAATGACTTTACTTGTAGGAATTTTATTAACCCTAGCCGGTTGGTCTCTATCCAGAACTTTTCAACTTTCAACTATTCAAGCAGTTCATGAAGATAAAGTAGATAGACTAGAAAAACATGTTGATAAACTACAGGTCCACATAGAAAACATGATGGATAAAGACAAAGAGATCATGGACCAACATAAAAAATTATTTGAAGTTTTAGAAAATAATCAACCAACAACAGGATATAGTTATAACTAATGGATTTAAAAGATAAAATAGTAGGATTATTTCTTATAGGTATTGTTACGCTTCTAACATGGAACTTACATCAAACCTGGTCTATGAAAACAGAAGTAATGAAACTACAACAAGGACAAGAAGTTTTATCTAAACAGATTAAAAAGAATACTGCTTTTGTTAAACAAAAACTTAAACAGTTAAAAAAGAAACAAGGTAACAATAAAAAGAAGAAAAAAAAGAAAAAGAAAAAGGTTGAGAATGAGTAATGAAATTTATTCTTATATTACAAATGTGTTATGCTGCTCAAAATATGTGTATTCCCCCTATGGAACTTACAACAATTTATCCTTCTCATAAAGAATGTGCAATAGCAGGATACAAACGATCAGGTTCTCTTATTCAAGAAATGGATTCTAAACTAGTTAATGATAATAAAATTCTAATAAAATTTTGGTGTCTTGAAAAAAAGGTTGTAGATGAAAAAAAAATTGACACATAAATTTAATAGTAAAGTATCAATGGAAGTAATCTGTTATAAATTAACAGAAATACATAAGGATGTTCAGAAAAATAGTAAGGATATAGAAGATTTAAAACACCAAGTATCAATGGGAAAAGGTGGTATTAAAGCAATTTTTGTAGTAGGGTCTTTGATTGCTTTAATACTAGGTACATTAAAGTTTTATAAATTTTAGGAGGAATTATGTGGTTTAGTGTAGTTAAATTAGCTTTAAATGCAGGTACACATATCTATAAAAAGCGACAAGAAACTAAAATGCTGATGGCTGATGCCCAAGCTACCCATGCTGGTAAGATGGCAAGGGGTGAGTTGGAATACAAACAAGCCGTTATGACTAATAATCAGCAGGGATGGAAGGATGAATTTGTTTTAATTCTTGTAGCCGCCCCCGTGATGTTGTTGATATGGTCTATTTTTAGTGATGATCCCGAAATTATGTTAAAGGTTGAGAAATTTTTTGAGTATTTTAACAATATGCCGTTCTGGTATCAAGCCTTATTTATTGGTGTAGTATCTGCTATATATGGACTTAAAGGTGCAGATATTATTAAAAGGAAATAATGGCTAATTCTCTTGATATTTGATACTATACCCCGCTAAATAGGATAATTATGAACAAAGTATTTATATTTCTGATTATGATATTCGTTTTAACTGCCTGTGCAGTAGGCCAGAAGTGTACCTATACACAAGATGGAACTAAACTTTCATCTTACGTATGGTTTTTTCAAGGTGACAAACCAATAGATTTAGATAAAAATAACTGTAATTAATATATGTTACAAATCATAGTTGCATTACTTTTAATGCAAAGTGCTAATTCACTTGATGTACAACACAAAGAAACTCTTAATAATGTTGATAAAGTAGTGAAAGTTATTAGAATAATTAATGGTTTTAATGGGAGGTAATATGGAAAAAGCAAAAGAACTTTGGGCATTAGCAAAAGCCCATAAGAAAATATCTATCACAGTAGCGGTAGTTATTGTTGCTATATATTTTCTAGTCAACTAATAAACAGATAATTTTTCTGGTATAAATTTGCCGCTGTTATATAGTATTAGCGTATGAGTTATAGTGATTTAAAGGCAAGGATTAAAGAACACGAAGGATTTGTACCTAAAATCTATAAGGATAGTCTTGGTTTTGCCACAATCGGCTATGGTCATCTTGTTTTATCTACCGATAGATTTAAGGAAGGTGTGACCTACAAGAAGAAAGATTTAGAAGAAGTCTTTGATAGCGATTTTAACATAGCCAAGTCAAATGCTAATCAACTCATAAGTGGTTTACCCCTACATCATCAAGCCAAATGTGTCATCATTGAGATGGTATTCCAACTCGGTATCGGTGGAGTATCTAAATTCAAAAATATGTGGAGAGCATTAAAAAAAAATGATTACCAAACTGCATCCGAAGAAATGTTGGATAGCAAATGGGCAAAGCAAACTCCGAAACGTGCAGAAGAATTGTCTAGTGTGATGAAATCTTGTAAAATTTAAGGAATTAAAGTAAGATACAACCAACAGTATGGTTGTTATTTTAAAAGATATTATCATAGACCAAAATACAATTAGGGATGTACATATTAAAGATGGTGAAATTCAATATGTTGATCCCCGTAAAGAAGAAATAGAACGCATCAAGAACATTCCCGAAACATTAGAGGGTAATTAGTGAACAAAAGAATTTTGGTCATTAGTGATATGCACATTCCTTTTCACCATAAGGATAGTCTAACATTTTTAGAAGAAATCAAAAAAGAATATAAGCCCGATTGTATAATCAACATAGGCGATCTATTAGATTTTCACGCTATAAATATGCACACTCACGATCCCGACCTGTATAGTGCAGGACACGAATTAAGGGCTTCTAGGGGCTTTATAAGGGCATTAGAGGGCATATTTCCGAAGATGGTAGAGGTAGAGAGCAATCATTCTAGCTTGGTGTATAGGAGGGCTTTAAAATACGGAATGAGTAGGGAGTTCTTAAAAGACTATGGAGAATTTTTAGGTACAAAGAAATGGAAATGGGTAGATGATCTAACTTTGACTATGAGTAATGGACAGAAATGTTTTTTCACTCACGGAAGATCAGCAGATATATCAAAGGTATCACAAGCTATGGGTATGTCAGCAGTACAAGGACACTACCATACAAAATTTGTTATAAGCTATTGGGCTAATCCCGATAACATATTCTTTGCTATGAACGTAGGATGTTTAATCAACCAAAAATCTATGGCTTTTAATTATGCAAAAAACTTTAGAACAAGATTTATAATAGGATGTGGAATTATTTTAGATGGTATTCCCAAGCTACTACCAATGATTTTAAATGATAAGGGAAGATGGAATAAGAAATTAGTATAATTGTATTGTTAGAAAAACAAGACTAGACCAATAAATAAATAGGCATAAATAAAATATTGGTAAGTTCATAATATTCATTTATACCTATTTAAAAAATTTACAATAATTATCTACGTTTCTTCTTATTTTTTTTCTTTTTATCTTTCTTTTTCTTTTTCTTTTTTGCCATCTTTTCCCCCTTCCTTCTTTTGAAGTTCTATTTTAATCTTTTCAAGATAAACAATCTTATCCCAACTTTCTTCTTGTGCATCATCTATCCATTGTGCAATAGACTTGGTAGCTTGTAGCATTGTCTTGCCATATTTCTTTATACCATCATCAGATCGCTTGGCAAATCGTTTGAGTATTCCTTGAACAAGGGTATCTCTAGTAAAAACTAATTTATGAATTTTAGAATTTGACATTCATATAGTGATCGCAAAATTCATTCACTCGGCAATAGTGCATACACCTAACATCTTCACCTTTTCTGAATACAACTTTACAACCTTGTCCTTCAACCATTTTGTTAGCTTTTAAATACTGATCCATTTCTTCCCTAGTAGGCAATACTCTTTTTGCCGTCTTACGTTTATCAAGCATTAAAGCATAGCTATCTTCTTTTCGCCATCTTTCTTTTGCCGTACAAAGAGGTAGCTTACTAGACTTTTCAGCATCTTGATGTAGCTTAATCCTAGCTTTAATATAATCGTCTTGTTCTTTAGGTGTCCACCTTCTTACAGGTATCATAACAACTTGTTTTCTAGGGTAGTTATCAGATTGCATTACCCTTAATTTAGACCAATCCCTTAATATTGCCATAATAGATAAAGACCTAACCTTAATAGGTTTACTATAGCTAGTTAAAGTCTTTTGATTTTTACGACATAAGAAGTCCAATACATTTAATTGGTTTTCCCATTCGGGTTTAGGATTTTCTAAAGCATTAAGAGTAGCCCAAGCAGATGTGACTTTAAAATCTATCAATCTTCCTGTTCTTTCAAGATAGTCAAATGACCCACTCAAAGTCCAACCATTAGTGATCTTATCATCTTTATAAAATAACCTACGTTCAGATAAATCAATTCGTTGTTTAGATCGTTCAATGATATGGTGTACGGATTGTCCTAGCAAAGAGAATATCTTATCAGATACATCTTCTTTTAATAAATCCCAATTTCGCATTTCTAAAACTCTTATTCTAGGAGGAGCAATCAAACGGGTAGCAGATATATTAGACCCTTTGGATGAGTAAGGATCGTTAGCTACTGCCCGTTCAATCGCCTTCGGGAGATTAGATGCGTTAGTATATTCCATTAAAATGGTACTGGCTCTTGCCCTACAGTAGTAGAGCCATTGTTATCATCCCCATTATCTTTATGTTCAAGACCTTCTAACTCTTTTGAACGTAAAATAATATTTCTAATACCTTCGGATAACTGATTAAAAGTTTCCTTCTTACCTTTTTGGAAATCATCCATAGAGAACGTCACACTCGTATGATATTGTTCTGCTATTTTATCGCCTTTAGGTAAGGGCATTACCGACCCAATTTTGTTGTTTTTATTGCCTTGTATGACATTTAGTAAACAAGTGTGACCTATTAATTTACTAATATCAAAACCTTTTTTTTCAGTTTCAGAAAATGGGCGACCTCTCCAAGAAGTAAGATCAATTCCTAAATTAGATTTTTCGTGTAGTGATAATGTGTAAAATCTACTGATTGTTAGTGGTTCAGATGTTTCATTAGTTTGATCGGGAGTTTCCCAAATCACCAATGCTTGTCTTTTCCAAGTTATATTGCCTTCAAACTCATTCTTTTGAGTACCAAGATCAATGACCTTAATACAACGGGCTTTGTGAACACCTACAGAAACACTTGGAAAACTGCTAGATTTTTCACCACCTTTTGCGACTATGCTCATATTTTTTT